TCTATGGACAGCTTGTCTGTAGCCACCAGAGCTTTAGCTGGACACATGGCTGGTTTATTAACAGTAGGTTCAGCCATTTCAAAGATGGATACATATACTGGATTACAAAATCGCCTTAAGTTAGTCACTAACAATCAAGTTGAACTAAATAAAGCAACGGAAGACACTTTCCGAATTGCTCAAAAAACCTATTCAGCTTGGGATTCTGTGTTACAGGTTTACCAGCGTTTTAGTGATAATGCCAAAACTTTAAACCTCACAATGGATGACACAGCACGTTTAACTGAAACAGTTTCTAAAGCTGTAGCAATTAGTGGTGCAAGCGCAGAAGCTGCTGATGCAGCTTTAGTTCAGTTCGGGCAGGCCTTGGCTAGTGGAACGTTGCGTGGAGAAGAACTTAATTCTGTAATGGAGCAAACCCCAGCACTAGCAAAGGCTATTGCTAAAGGTATGGGTATTACTGTAGGTGAATTACGTTCAGTAGCAGCTGAAGGAAAAATTACTTCACAAGAAATTGTAAAAGCGCTTAGAAATGTAGAATCTGATGTTGATGCTCTTTTTGCTAAAACAGATATCACAATCGGGCAGTCTCTCACACTCCTAAACAACGAGATCACAAAATTTGTTGGCGAAGCAGGTAAGGGAAGTGGTGCGGCACAGGTATTAGCTGGATCAGTTCAAACTCTTGCAAGTAATTTAGATTTAATTGCTGATGGGGCTTTAGTAGTTGGTATTGGATATATCACTCGTGCAATTTTGATGAAGAGCGCTGCTATTAAAGAGGGAATGGCTTCAACTTTAGCGAGCCGCCAAGCATCTGTATTAAATGCTCAAGCAGAATATGCAGAAGCTACCGCTGCTTTGAATGCAGCAAAAGCTCATCTCGCGAATGTGCGAGCAACAAATGCAGAAACCCAAGCTAAATTTGGCGCAACAGCGGCAGCAACTCGATACGCACAAGCACAGGCAGCAGTAACTGCTGCTACAAATGCACAAACAGCAGCTCAAATTAAGCTAAATACTGCAACTTCAATTGCAGGGAGACTAGCTAAAGGGGCGTTTGGATTAATTGGTGGGTGGGCTGGAGTTGCAACATTAGGAGTAATGGGATTAGCGGCAGCCTATTCTTATTTTAATAATAAGGCAGAGGAGGCAAAGCAAAAGCTTGCTGAACAAGCTAAAGTTGCTGAGAAAGCTGATGAGGAGTTAAAAAAATTAACTGGCAATGATAAGGCTAAAGCAGTTAATGATTTAACTACTGCTTTTAATGCACAAAATAAAGCATTAGAGAAATCATCGCGTGCTGTAGGGTCTGCATTAATTGATATCGAGAACTATGCACGAGGAAATAGGGAGGTTGAAAAAATTTCCCAAGAAGCGAGAACTGGAACTATCAGCTATACAGAAGCCATTGAACGTCTAAATAAAATTAAGTTGCCTACAGATCTATATGAAAATCTGAAAAAACAGGCTGCGCAGTATGATGACAATGCATCTAAAGCAAGTTTATCAGCTGAGAAACTTAAATTATTAAGAGTTGAAGTGAAACTTGGAGGTAATGAAGCACAAAATGCGGCAATTCAGCATCAAAAACAAGCGGATGCTTTAGGAAATACTGCTACTGAAGCAGAAAAGGCAACTAAGGCTTTGCAAGATTATCAAGCCAAGCAAAAAGATAGCGTTATTGATTCAATCTATAAATCAGGTTGGCTTGATAAAGGTTACACTGTTGCTCAAGCTAATGCCATTTTAGAACTGCAAAAAGCTAAAGGAATGAGTGCAATTTTGTCTAAAGATGAAATTGATAGCGCACTTAGAAATCTCAAGATCATCGAAGAACAACAGGAGCGAGAAGATAAATTAACTGAAGCTAAAAGAAAGCAGACGCAGGAAATTGAAAAACAAGCAAAACTTACTAAACGCTTGGTCGGTATTTCCGGTCAATCCGGTATTGGTACTGGTCCACATCTTGACGTCCGATATGGTGGCTCATTGTCAGGTCAGAAAGTTTCTAATGAACATCTGGCTCGATTACAGGCGGGAGGAAAACCTTTAACTTCCTACAAGATCAGTTCTAATTATGGTCCACGAAAAGCCCCAACTAAAGGGGCTTCTTCATTTCATAAAGGTATTGATTTTTCAATGCCTGAAGGAACACCAATCACGACCAATGTTGCTGTGAAAGATATCAAGACATGGTATGACAGCAAGGGAGGTGGTTATGTCAGTGAAGTGATCTTTGAGGATGGAGTGTCTCTTAAGCTTCTACATCAATCTCCCAAGATGCAGAGCAAGGTGAAAGGTGGTGCAAGTAAAGGAAGTGATAAAGCAGCTGGTGATATTCAATCTCAACTTGAACGTCAACAGGATTTGCAACGGTCACTTGAAAATGAGGTGGCTAGTGAAGTCGGACGGATTAACAATAATAGAAAGGCAAGACTGGAGGATGTTGATAAAGCAAACTTTAGCCCGGAACGTACTGCAGAAATAAAGGCGGAAATAAATCGTCGTGCAGATAATGATATTGCTATAGCCAAACAAGCCCTTAGAACGAAATTGGAAGACTATAAGGAGTTCCAGAAAACCGAGGAACAGTTACTAGAAGAGTCCTTTAACCGTAAAAAGTTCAATGCAGCTCATGACCTTGAATTAAGTAAGTTTGAGCAGAAGCAAGCTGTTGAATTGCTGGAACAGCAAAAACAGCAAGAGTTAGGGTTATTAAAACTAGCTCAGGAACAGCGGTTGTTTCAAGCCCGTTTATCTCTGCTTTCTGAAACGCAAGCCATGCAGGAACGTTACAGACTCGAACGGGAGGAAATTCTTAAGAATACCAAGCTTTCTATAGAAGAGCGGCAAAAGCTAATCGCATTATCTAAAGCCAATCAGGATAAAGAGACACGCGATAAAGTGAATAATGCTGCTCAAAACTGGGGTGGTATCCAAGCGGATATGAATGGTACCGGAGAATTTTTCAGACAGGATCAGGAACGATTTAGCCGTTTAAATGCTGCAAATGATTTAGCAGATAGTCAATTTGCTGCTACCGACCTGAATGAGCAAAACTCTTTAGATGGTTTGAATGCTCAATTCGAAGCTGGACTAATTAAGCAGCAGGATTTCGAAAACCAGAAAACAGCAATCATTCAAGCTGCTCAGGACCAACGCAATCAGATTGCTGCCGAATATGCTCAGAATGCTCAGGATATTGAAGATAAATATCAGCAAGATCGTTTGAACACCCAAATTGCATTTGGTGGCCAAATGATGGGTTCTCTTACATCTATGTTTGGTTCAATGTTTGGAGAGCAATCTAAAGCTTACAAAATCATGTTCGCTGCAGATAAAGCTTATGCGATTGCAGCTGCTGGTATTGCGATTCAGCAAAATATTGCAGCAGCTTCAAAAGCTGGTTTTCCTCTTAACTTACCGTTGATTGCTGGGGCAGTTGCTCAAGGGGCTAGCATTATTGCAAACATCCGTGCAATCAAAGATCAAGGCTTTGCTGACGGTGGTTACACTGGATCTGGTAGAAAATATGAACCTGCAGGTATTGTCCATAAAGGAGAGGTGGTCTGGTCCCAAGAAGACATTAAAAGATGGGGCGGAGTTGGTTTAGTTGAGAAAATGCGTAAGAGTGCAAACCCTGAAGCTTTTCTCAATAACAATGCCTCGGCTGATAGTGTCATGCGCCGTGCAATGATGAGTTCTAATGCCTTTATAGAAAGCCAAAAGCAAGCTGACATCTTTAATCAACCGGTTCAAGATACTCAGATTATCTATAAAGGTAATAGAGACACACCTAAGTTGGCGTCTTCGGCAAATTCTGACTTATTCCATGATGGCAAGGTCTACTTCTCATCAAATGGTTTAGTTCAGGATCGTTCAAATCTGGATGATGTTCAGGACTTTACTTTAGGACGTACTTCACGCCCTCAAGCTGAGATTATGCCTTCAATTGAGCAATCCTCTCCAACTATCAATTTCAAGATTGAAGTCGTGAATCAAGTCAGTGGTGCAACTGTTGAAGCTGAACAATTGGATGAGAAAACTGTCCGGATCATTGTTACAGATGAACTGGATAAGCAGCTTCCAAGAAAGGTACCGAAACTTGTAAGTGACCAAATCGCAAATCCAAACTCAACCATTAGTCGGTCTTTGACTGAGAATACGACAGCAAGACGGAATCGTTAATTTAAAAGCTACCTTTAGAGGTAGCTTTTTTAAATAAATTAGGACAAAATTTCAAAAAATTGGTGAATATTCTTATGCTTCCTCCAGTTCCTAAAACTAAGTCATCAGAAGTAACCGATATTATTAACTCTGCTGTTCTTACTGGATCGATAAGTGAATTTCAGTATTTTAGATGCAAACGGTTGCTTAATGATATTAAAGAAACTGAGCCACTAGATTGGTTTTTATTAAGCAACAGTATTATTGAAATGTATTTTGATAATCCTATTCTTGCGCATCAATACGCTCGAGAAGTACTGAAAATTAGCAATAGTGTATCAATTTTATCGAATCTTTATTTTGTTTTTCTTAGCTCAGTAGATTTTTCTAGTGCTAATGAAAATATTGATAAAATTATAAGTTTGTGTAGTAAACAAAATTTACCCTTAGAAAGTTTTATTCCTATTGACTTCAAACCTATAACTTATTTTCTAGATGGAATTTTAAATGATGATTTAAATTATTATAAAAGATTTAAAAAGGAAGACTTTAATGAATTTATTCAGTTTTTTGAAATTAAAAATAAACTAGAAATTGATTCTAGAGTCTTGAAACATATCGGTTCAATTCTTTTTAAATGTTTTAACTCAAGGAATGTTCGGTGTCGAAAATATGAATATAGTTTTATTGATGATGAATTTTTAATATTGCTTTATGTCGATAGAAGTTTTGATGAGATTGACGCTATGAATTCAGAAATATTTAGTAAATGCTATGATGAGGGTTTAATTGATGAACTGAATAAACTTTCATATTTTATTATTCCTTATGAAGTGGGCGTGGATTGAAAAATGGCTACTACAGATACACTAAATTACTGTTATGAGCTGTTAGGTAATTCTACAAAATATGATGAATGTCACAAAAGGAATATTATAGGGCGTGCTTATTACCATGCTTTTTATGAAGTCCGACATCATTTAGAACAACGACTATTATGGCCAGTAACAAAGACAAAATGTGGAGCTCATGAAAAAGTCTATAGCAGACTTAGTGGGTACCCTGCGGGTTCAACGTCTGAAATGATTCAGAAAAGAGCTGCGGAAATCAAAAATCGAATACAAAAATTAAAGAGGTTTAGAACAACAGCTGACTATCATCTTCATCTAACGATTTCAAATCAATTAATAAACTATATTTTACATGAATCTAGTCAGATATCTGAAGAAATATCAAGACTTTAGTTGTTAAAGATACTTTTATACCGACCCATTATGAGGTCGGTTTTTTATTACCTGAAGGAAAGTTATGTACAAGTTAAAGCTAAATCCTCAGACCAGCGGCTATGGCGTAACACCAGGTGATGATGTGAAACGTCAGCAGATGGATGGCGGACGTGGTCGCTATTACATCGATGTAAAACGTAATAGTCATATTGTCGATGTGAACTGGAATTTAAGTAAAACCGATTTCAATAAAATGATGGCTTTCTGGCGGATCTATCAGAATAAGCCAGCTTCATTCTATGCGGATTTGGTCATAGACCAAGGAACACGTCAGCAATACCAATGCAATTTCATTCCGAACTCGTTCAAGACCAATGAAGTGAATGGCAACCTTTACCGGGTAAATGCACAGCTCGAAGTTGTTCAAAACCAGCCTAACCTTACGGCCGATATAGCTTTGATTAAGGATTGGGAGGTCTAATGGATAACGAATACGCCAAGTTCTTTTTCAATCGTAAAGTCGATGTTTATCAACTGGAATGTATTGAGCTTTCTCATCCTTCCTTTATGAACATATACCGAATAGTTCGTAATGATGATCGTGGGGTGTATGTACAACATAAGGAAGGATCCGGTCAGGTCTATTATGAATTTTTGCCAGCATCTATTCAAAGATCCGGAATGCTGGGTGATCTGGACCAGACATTAACCGTTTCTATCTCTGGTCTAGGTGATGTGATGCCAGATGAGTTTGAACGGGTAATCGAAGGGCAATATCCAGATGTAAAGCCAACCGTAAATTACCGGATTTACAGTTCAGACAATCTGAACTCTCCAATGTTTTATTTACTTGGACTGCAACTCTCCAGTGTTGCCATGAACCATAAAGCTGTGACGTTCAAAGCTGAATCTCCACGATTAAATACCGCTAAAACTGGAGATATCTTTGCACTAGACCGCTTTACTGGTCTCAAGGGGGCTATATGAAAAGTCATGATCATTTGCTTGATAGACAATATGACGAGGAAAACTACAACTGTGTTCATTTTGCTCATGAAGCTGCATTGGATCTATATGGAATAGACCGGGTGGAAGCACTTGAATTTTTTATGAAGCCTATTAAAGAAAAGGTATTTCTACCATCAAGGTTAAAACTTTTAAATCCACTGCCCATGCCCAAGGAAGGCTGCATAGTCGCCTTTCACTCGAGATACCGAAACAAGCCCCCACATGTGGGGCTTTTTCGTTTGGGGCGTATTTTGCATTTGCAGGAATCAGGCGTTTCATGGATGCCAATTCAAGTCGTTCAAGCATTTGGATTTAATCGTGTGAGTTTCTATGATTAAGATTATTTATAAACAAGACCCTTTATCCGAAGACAAAACAATTGAACACGCCGAAACTTTGGGTCAATGGCTTACTTCAAAATATGATTATATGCCTGAACATGTCCGTATTTTCCATACAACAAGTAATATGGATCATGCCGAAATTTCATTTGCGAATGAAGTCACACCGAAGAATGCATATGAATTAAAGCAGCTCGATTTCTTGCCAGGCACTTTCATTGTAATTGAGAATCCCAAGGGTATAGACCCCATAACTCTAGCTTGGATAGCGGTTGCTTCTATAGTTATGGGTGTGGCTGTTGCATTATTAATGCCTGTGCCCTCAATTACCCAAACCAACCAGAATAACAATCAATCCTCGTCTGCAAATAACGAATTATCAAACCGTGAAAATAAAACTCGCGTAAATGGTCGTATCGCAGATATTTATGGTGCCGCTCACGATACCCCTGATCTGATTACTGTGCCTTACAAGGTATATGAAAACAATGTCGAAGTAGAGCATGTTGTTGGTTGTATTGGTCGTGGTCACTATAAAATTAACGGTGCATATGATGGTGAAACCAACATTGTTGATATTGCCGGCGCATCGGTAGAAGTCTTTCGACCAGGTGTAGATATTGTTTCAGGTGAGCCATATTTTTCGCTTGGTACCGAAATTACCACGCCGCCACTAACGGTTCAGCATCAAACTTCTGTTAATGGCCAAGTTCTCCGTCCAGCAGATACACAGTCTTTAGAAGGTACGAACTACCTTCATTTTGCATATCCAAACGAGATCCTTCGGGCATCTGCAAACAATACGGATTTAACCACTAAGTTTGTAAGTAATGACCGCGTAGAAATCACCAATGCCTCATTCACGTTTAACGGCCAGACTTATGATTTAAACGGCACTTACAGCGTTCTATCGGTAGCAGATGATCGAATGACGTTATCAAATCCGGCGGCCGTTAATGCTAACTGGTTAAAGCTTAAAGAGTTAAATAACCAACAAACTGCAGCTTTGTCACCAAAGATCAGTTCAATAGGTGAAAAATGGATTGGTCCATTCATTCTGGACAATGTTGAACGTAGCCGGGTGCTGTGTAATTTTGTGGCCACAAATGGACTTTATACCGTTTCTTCAGGTGGGAATCAGGCCGCTGTTAACGTCACGATTGAAGTTGAAGTAACACCGGTAAATGAATCTGGTGCAGCGATTGGTAATCCGATGCTGAAGCAGATCATTTTGAAAGGTTCGGCAAAGTCGCGTCAAACCGTTGGCGCAACGCTGGATATGGTGACATTTCAAGGTCGCTGTAGTGTCCGTGCACGTCGTTTAACACCAACACCGGCGGTTACAACGGTAGTAGATGAAGTAAAGTGGCAGGCGCTTTATGGTGCTTATCCTTTGCAAAGCACAGTGTATGAACATGAAACGGTTTTTCGTGCGCGCACTTATGCAACCACTGGAGCTTTATCTGTTAAGTCCCGCAAGATCAATTTTGATCTTCAGCGGATGTTACCGACTTTTAAAAACGGCGCAATGACGACAGAGCTATTTCCAACATCAAGCTTTGCTGATGCATTGGTTTCAATGGCACTGGATGACAAGATAGGCCGCCGTACGATCGACGAAATAGATCTGGAAAATATCTATCGGACTTATAACGATGTAGTTGATTATTTTGGTACACCACTTGCGGCTGAGTTCTGTACTACGATTGATGATACAAACCTGTCTTTTGAAGAGCTGGTCACCAATCTTTGTGATGCCGTGTTTTGTACTGCATATCGTCAAAATAATAAGCTCAAGCTTTATTTTGAACGTCCAACTGATAACTCGGTAATGCTATTTAACTTCAGGAATATTATTCCTGATAGTTACAAGCATGATCTTACCTTTGGCGTGATGGATGACTACGATGGACTGATCTATGAATACACGGATCCGGCCGACGATAGTCGTATCAATATCTATCTACCGGATAAAGGGGCCAAGAACCCCAAAGAGGTGAAATCTGTAGGTGTGCGTAACAAGTGGCAAGCTCATTTTAATGCGTACCGGCTTTGGAACAAGCTTCGCTTCCAGCGCAAATCCATTACCTTTGATGCGGCACCTGAGTCAGAATTACTGGTTTTACGTGACCGGATCGCTGTAGCTGATTATCGCAATGGTATTCATCAAAGCGGTGAGGTGGTACAGCAAGAAGGTTTAATTCTCACCCTAAGCCATGATGTCGATTTCATTGCAGGCAAGAGTTATGTGATTTATTTGCAAATGGGGGATGGTACCGTGGACCTGATTCCCGTTACGCCGGGTTCAGCCAAGAACAAAGTAGTTTTAGGGCGTTTACCGAACGGGGCCTTAAAGCTTAGTCCCGATGACTTTGTGAATACTATCTACACCGTAGTTAATGACGATACCAAAGGCTCACTGCCTTATCTGGTTGCAAAAAGAGAACCGGCTGACCAGTTCTCTAATACCATTACTGCAATTAATTACGATGAACGTTATTACCTCAATGACAAGGACTTTATTGATGTGCCGGTTGATGATTCACCGATTTACATTCGATATGACCAGCTGGATATTAATCTGGCACGTTTATATCAGATGCAAAGAGGGGATTTGCCAACGACTGGAGAAATCAGTTTTGTAGTTGAAGCAGGTGCACTAGTTTCAAGTTCAAGTTCTTATCGACCGGAAACCAGATTTGTCTATAAATTCGACTATAACTCTAGTCCTGCAAAACGAGAGTATATCGTTCCAGCTGCATCAGAATTACCTGCTATTGATACTGGTGAGTTCCCACCTGATCTCGTGGTAAATTTGACTATTAAAGGTGCTGTTGTTGGACGTGGTGGAGATGGCGGGTTGCCACATTTGGCATTTGGTGCATGGTCTACCGATCCGGATTATAACTTTACTAAAACCCGCCGTGACGGTTTTCAGGGAGCACCCGGTTTATTAAACCGGCACAGTAAACTAAACCTGATTATTGATGGTGGAACTCTGGCTCGAGGCGGCTCAGGTGGTGGAGCAACACCAAGCGGTATTTATACAGGATTATCGTATGGAGTTCAGGGTATTCCCGGTGGAGCTGGAGCACCATTTGGTCGGGTAATGACTGGACAGCCGATTTCAAATGACTCACAAGATTATCGCCTCTATCTGGAGAGTTATTTATTGGTTATGAAAATCACTGATGCTGAAGCTTCGGTGCCCGGTAAAGGTTACCGAACCCAAAATGACCGTTATGGATCTCCATTATCGGGTGATGGCGGTGGATGGGGCGAACGTGGTACCAAGTCTACCAATGGTGGAACATGGAATTGGCAATACCATGGAACGACTGAAGGCCAGCCGGGGCCGGGTGGACCTGCAATTGTTGGGGTGGCACCGCAAACAACTCAATTGACTAACGGAGGGAAAATCTTACAAACACTTTAAACTTTAAAAGAACTTTGAGCACCCAATTCGGGTGCTTTTTTATTGTCTAAAAATATCTGGAGATATCAATGGAACCAGTTTCCACTAGCGGTTTTACAGCACTTTTAAAATTATATGGGATTGCAATCATGGTGACTTTAGCAGTCGGTTTGGTTGCAGCAGTTGTATTAATGACTCGTATGCCACGCTCACCACAAGAGTGGGCAGTTGGTTTGATCTGTACGGTTGTATCAAGTTTGGCTGGCGGCTCATTCATTATTGTGAAGTGGGGACTTCATGAATGGGTTACTGATGTATGGGGGATGATTGCTCTAGGTGGGTTCTTCTTTGTTTGTGGTTTACCCGGTTGGGCTTTAGTCCGTTGGATTTTTAATTTTATAGATAAACAGGAAGGTAAAACGATCGTTGAAGTGATCAAAGAGTTTAAGAATGCCAGAAAAGACATTGAAAACAGTTAATGCCGCCTTCGGGCGGTCTTGTTTAGAAGTACACGTATAAGAGAGAAATTACCTGTTGACACTGCAAGCCGCTGACTACTACGAAAACCTATTGACGACCAATATTATGAAACGACCACCTTCGGGTGGTTTTCCTTTATGTGACATTTAGTAACCAGTTTGTTAAAGTTAGTACACTTTATAACAAACGGTGAATTCATGAAAAAATTATTAGCTGCGGTTTTAATTGGTCTTGGGTTAGTTGGGTGTGCTACCACACCTCAGCAACCATCAGAACCTGTAAAATTTGAAAAGGTTTATCAAATAGATGGATTAAAGCAAGGGCAAATTTATGATGGCGCACGTCAATGGTTTGCTACAGCTTTTCGCTCGGCAAATGCAGTAATTCAGTATGAAGATAAGACTACGGGTTCAATTATTGGCAAAGGTAATATGCCATACCGTTGTTCTGGGTTTGCTGATTGTATGACTGTTACGGCTGGTGATCGAGTGGATTTCACAGTGCGTGTAGATACAAAAGATGGGAAAATGAAAGTGAGTTACGATAATCTTACTCACTATAAACCAGCACAGGTAATTAGTGGAGTTCGATATAATGAAACTAATAGACCTATTACTGAAGACTATCCATCAGCTAAAATAATTATGGATGAATTAAATAAATCATCGGATGAAATGGCTGAGAAAATAAAAACTCAACAAAAAGTTAATGCTGATTGGTAATTAACATGAGCACTCATGGCATGGGTGCTCTTATTTTATTAAGTATTACATTGTAGTGATGATATGAAGAAACTATTTATAACAGCAGGGCTAATGAGTGCTGGATTTTTTGGGTTAACAAGCGTTCACGCAAGTGAATGTGGTTATGAGAAATTGCAAGGAAGTGAATTTTCTTTAACAGATATGTCAAAAAAATATGTGCTTAACTCTTTTTTTGTTGATCCGAATAAGGATATTTTTGCTGGAATTCAACGCAATGAAAAGAATTATGAATCGTTGAAAAATAATAAATTCAAAGTAGTAGAAACAGGCGTGCTCACCAGCACAAATGAAAAGAGATTACTTCCAACTAGATATTCAGAATTTGTTATTAATAATAAATCGTATGTGCATGATAGGGCTTTAGCCTCAAAATTATTAACATCTGACTGTAAAACTTATTATTTAAGTGGAGGTTTAACTTTAAGACCAGAATCTACGCAATTTATGTTTTTAAAAGCCGATGGTAGTAAGGCTGATGAGGGGAGCTATATTGAATTATTTGGAAGTGCTCTGAAGCAAAAAGACACTTCTGCATCTGTAATTTTTGATCGTTTTGAAAAAATAGTTAATATAAAAACTAAAGATTTCGATAATATGTTACTGCGAGGGACATACAACCCAACAACAAAGAAACTTTTAACAAGTCAATTGTATTTGAATACATCATTCATAGGTAAATGGGGGAATATTCAAATTGCCTATGATACCGATGGAAATACTCATGAAGTTGTGAAAATTGATCGAGATGCAGACTGCTCTAATAGGTATATGGACTGTAAATTAAGTGAGATAGTTGGAGTATCATTGTCAGAACCATTTCTAAGAAAAAATAAAAATGGCTTTGAGCTAAAACTTAAAGGTCAACAAGATCGGATTATCAAAGTACCTTCCGATATGGTAGTTTCATTCTTAGATGGATTGGATGCTGCGAAAAAGAAATATTAAGATAGAAAAAAGCACCCTAGGGTGCTTTTTTAAGGCGGTTAACAATCTTCTCGGCGATTTTTTCGATGCTGTCATCAGTAATTGATACCGTTTTTTCAATAGACTTTAAATATTCGGAGTATGGAGGAAGCCCCATTCCAACACCTTGTTGCTCTTGAGTTAGTCCCTTGTCAATGAGCTCAAGCATTGCAGAATTTAGTGATAAGTTGTTTTGTTCTGCATAATTCACAACATCATCATATTGATCTTGGGGCATTCGCACTTGTGTGCGTTTCCAATCATCTTGCTTCTCTCTACTCATGATAATGTCTCAAAAATATTTGACACTAATTCTAATGGTGTAGTATCTTACTGTCAATGACATTATTTTTAATGTCAAAAAGCCCCTGAACTTTGGACGGCTAAGGGGCTTCTATCAACTTTCTAAGAAGGAAAAATTGACATGTCTAGTTTAGCATTAAGCTTTAACGAAGTGAAATTTAATCCTGTTGTTCGAGATAATGGCCAAATTTACCTAACGGCGGGTGAGTTGGCGCAGGCGTTAGATTATAAAAGTGTTAAATCTGTAAGTAATCTTTATAACTCGAATAAAGATGAATTCACGGATTCAATGACTCAAGTCATCGAATCCTTGACATCAGGGAATATCGAGGTCACTGATTCAGTGACCTCGAAACAAACACGAAATTTAAAAAAGAAAGTTCGAGTTTTCTCACTACGCGGTTGCCACTTAATAGCAATGTTTGCCCGCACTGCTGTAGCGAAGCAATTCCGCAAATGGGTACTTGATGTTTTAGATAAAGAAGTTGGCACACCAGTTGCCAAAACCCACAAATCCGAACGTGAACCCCTAACCAATGCTGTAAATCTTCTTGTAGCTAAAACTAAGCATTTGAATTACAGCGATGCTTATAAATTAGTTCATCAGCGTTTCAATGTTCAGCATATTGATGAAATCCCATATGACATGATTCCTGTTGCAGTGGAATATGTTCATCATCTGATTGCGATGTACAGTAGTGCAGAGAAGAAGGCTCAAGGTTCTTTATTTGATAATGAAACATTGGGTTTGGTTAAGGATCTGGTAGATGCAATTATTTCCCAAAACTTTGTGACAAGCAAAATCTATCGTGCAATACACATGCTTAGTAATGAACAAGGTCACTACTTAGCTGAATATGCGTTTAAAACCAATATTGCAGTTCTAAAACTCACTCGAACAATGGATTTAAGAGGACCTCTTAATAGAGAAATCATTAGTGATGATTTAAAAACCATAAGCTACACAACAGGTAATCAACATTATGGCGACCGTTGGTTTCACCCACTGATGGAGTCAAGTCGATTGATGGGAGTACTTGAAATTTCAGGTAGTCTGATTCGTCACTAATAAAATCAACTTAACAAAACCCACTCATCGAGTGGGTTTTTTAATACCCAAAACAAAACCCCAGTAGCGCTAACTACCGGGGTTTTTCATTCCACCCACCGACGAAAGTAAGAGGAAAGTAAATCTATATGGAGCATTTTAAACCAATAGTGGAGCTTATAAAAGTGTCTATTGAAAAGTATGGCTTATGGCAAACAATAGTTGCATTTATTCTTTTGTTTTCCGTGCCAATCTTAATGTGGAAGTTGGATGTAATTATTGCTTCTATAAAAGCATGAACCAACTTGAAAAAACTGCGCCACCTTCGGGTGGCTTTTTTACGTCTAAAGGAAAGTGAAATGAACATCGAACAATATCTTGATGAGTTGATCAAACGAGAAGGCGGGTACGTAAATAACCCAGCAGACCGTGGTGGTGCAACTAAGTATGGAATTACTGAAGCAGTTGCTCGAGCAAATGGATTCAAAGGTAATATGCGAGATTTACCTCTGGATGTGGCCAAAGCAATTTATCGCAAAAACTATTGGACAGCCCCACGTTTTGATCAGGTGAATATCATTTCTTCTGCTGTAGCTGAAGAGCTTCTAGACACTGGTGTGAATTGCGGTACCGGATTTGCAAAACCTCTTTTACAACGTGCTTTGAATCTCCTAAATAACAATGGTAAAGCAGGGTGGCCAGATTTATCAGTAGATGGGATATATGGTCCGGCAACTCTTAATGCACTCAAAACTTATTTGGTCAAACGCGGGAAAGAAGGAGAAAAAGTTTTAGTTCGAGTTCTGAATATTATGCAAGGTCAGCGTTACATTGAAATCTGTGAGCGCAATCCAAGCCAAGAACAATTTTTCTATGGCTGGATTGCTAATCGAGTATCAATGTGAAGTACCTAATTTTACTGTGCATTCTACTCAAGACTGCACAGTTACTTCGACGTATAGTGAGGTAGTTGTAAAAGTTTATAGGTAAGTTATAGGATTGATTGGTAATAATCTTTAAATTTTAGGGGGGGGATTGTTCAGATGTAGTGTATTCTGTAAAATAAAACTTAATTATATTTTGCTTTCAATACAATGAACGATCAAGTTTTCCAATTACAAATTGTTATAAATGGAGGTTTAACCCCCATTCAATCTAAGCCAGAAACACTTGATAAATTAGTAAAAGAATTTGCTATAAATCATTTGTTGTTTCCAAAAGAAATAACTGAACAATTAATTGAGATTAATTCTCAGGATGGTTCTCAAACAAAAAAGATAACTAAATTTATTGATTTGGTTAGTAGCAATCAAAAATGTACCTACCAAATTAGAAATGATTCACTTGTATTTTTAAATTCCTTTGAGAAAATAGAGGAATTAGAAAGTATATTTGAAAAGTTTTTTAAATCGTTTTCGGATCTGACCCCATATATAAACTATAAACAATCAAAAAGATTGGGGCTAGTTCTTATTAGGGAGGATTATAATGAGGTTACATTACGCGAGTATTGTACTTCAGAAGAATTAGATCGAAATGTTATTGAGAATAGATCGAGAAAAGTTACTCGTTTTGCTATGGCGGAACTAAATGAAATGGTAAATTTATCTGTTTCAAAAGATTATGTAACTCATGAATCAGGAGTTTCTCGAAATACTCTAGCAAGTGTTTATGATGTTAATACGTTATCTACTAAGGATGTTTTTAGATTTACAAGTAAGGATGTAGTAAAGTTTATAAATGCTTCAAAGAAATTTATTTTAGAATCAATGTAAGATTTTTTATATGAACTATTCAAATAATTTATCTAATAATACTATGTATGAAAGTGGTAATCATAAAAAGATAATCACTAAGTACGAGATTGAAACAATAAAAACGGTTTGGCAAACCGATAAGATACAGTCTTTTTTAAAAGATTACTTAAATACAGACGTAGTTAGTATTACTGACCCCACTGTTATAGAACAAAAGATAGGGGAAGAGAGCTTAAAGCAAATTAAAAGAGAATTTGATATTTTTAAGAATAAATTTGATAATTTTCTGAGATATGAAGATGTGCCAGTCGATTATGTTTCACCTATTGAAAATGAATTAATCAACTTTTATAAACATAGTAAAGTTGAAGTTCAAGAACAAATTAGCCAATGGATTATTGATTCTTTTGATAACACAAAGGTTCTTCTTAATATTTTAAAAATTTTAGGTAATATTGCTCCTGATTTTATTGATCATCAATTTTTAACTAATTTTCTTATCGTTCTTAATCATAAAGATACTGAAATCAAAGAATATGCATTAAGAATTCAAGAGAAATTAATGCTTCCATCATATAATAATGTACTGAAGCACTCTAAGTTAACTCCAAAATGGATTGATGACTATAGAAAAGAATTGGTTGAATTGTATGAAGAAGATAATAAAGGTAGTTAATTTAATATGACTATTTTTGTAAGAAAGATAAGTAAAGCAAAATGGCCTTCTGAAGAGGAAATTGCAGAAAAAGCACTGGATTCAGAAATTATACCTTTTGTCAGAGCCGATGCCTTAACTACTTGTTTAAAAACTTCTCAAAATACTTTATCTGTTTGGGCAGTTGAAAATTGTACTGATGCTGAAATAGAGAAAGCTATTCTTGCTTTGATTACCAATACGAAATTAGAAAGACTTAATCGAATTCAAATTGTTTATTTTTCAAAAGAAGATGTAGATAGTTTAGGGTTGCCGATTGCAGTAACGGAAGGAGATACAATTATTGAATCTTTGTCTAAATTACATAATGATTTAGTTGATTTAAATTATGAAAAATTGGGAAAAGTATCTCAATTGATTATTTCTTCCTTACGATCTGAAAGTGTCAGAACTTATAATGAAAGAAAATTAAAAGATATGCTTTTAAAGGCTATTAATGAAGGTATAGTTGACCAAAAATTATTACATCCTTCACTACAATCTAAATTAGGTTTGCCAGTTTTAGATCAAAATGGTAATGCACTTATTAAACAGGAAAACGGCGAATTTGTAAAAGTTTAATTTTTTATTTTATAGTTAATAATTCATCCCACTTAAAAGGATTCCTGCTAAGTTTATCTCTACTCATCGACCAGTTCCGACCAGGAACAAAACATGGTCCGACACCTAATTTTTTCTTTCCAAACTTACTATGGATACCATCCATAGCCTGCAT